AAGCAAGAGCCAGGCCCAGCTGCTTGGTGTACTCCTGGCGGACCGGCCAGTAAGACATGAGCTCATCGAGCTCATACACCACAGTGTCGGCGATCAGCAGTCCATCGAGGTTGATAATCACCTCGTTGAGATCGCTGGGCTCGTTCCCTTGACCCAGGATGGGCTCACCAGGAGTGTGGTACCGCGCAGACATCTTGCCCGCGATGGGGAAGGCAGCGCTTTTGCCGCCTTTGATGTTGCGCTCTTTGAGTTTGCCGCGGAAGACGCAGTTGGTCTCCATCGCGCCAATAACTTCCGCAATCCCGAGTTTCAGAAACAGGGCGCGGTCGTCGCCTGTGCCTTTGATCTGGCCAAGGCGCTGAAGTGTTGCGGTTGGGGGGGTGGCGGGTGCCATAGCAGTTTCAATTGCGAACCTCGATCAATGACGGCGGCAGTCCGGTTGTCCCCGCAGGGGCCATTCCTTGGCGGTCACATCTCTCTGGTCCTGCAATGAAAGTACTAGAAGAATTCGCTCCTTGCGACCATCGCGTCCACCTTCGATCGGTAGGCATCATCAGTCTCGTAGAGCACCTGTCCAAGACTGTTGCGCTTCTGCATTGCTTCCAGCACTTGACCCATGCTTTCAAAGGCCAGCCCGTCGCTGGGGGTGCTGCCACCGATGAGCTTCGGCTCGCGGCTCTGGGCCGGCTTCGTGGCCTTCGTGCTGATGGCTGACTGCAGCTTCATCGCTCTCAGCGCCCAGAAGATGGCCTGCCGGTTGCCGCTATCCACGACCTGGTTGTAGGACGCCAGTTCCGTCTCAGTGAGGTTCTGCTTGGCCCAACCCGTGAGCTCTTCAAACGCCTCTTCACCACCGACGATGCTCTTGAACTGCTGAACCTCCTCTTCACTGAGCCCTTGAACCGCGGGCTCGGCTTCAGCTCTGGCGTTGCTGAGGTACTGCTCGATCACCGGCTTGGGAATACCGGCGCCGGCCAGCTTGTCCACATACCCGCTGAGATCCTCGCCAGCCTCAAAGCGTGCCGCCATCTCAAACGGATTGATGCCGGCCTCCTCGAACTTGTCGGTGAGCAGCTCTCCGTACTGCTCGATCGATTCGTCCCTGGAATACTCCGGGATCTGCTGCGCGTCCTCATCTGTGCCCTGGCCCTGGCCCAGCTTCCGCTCAAGCTGTTGGTACGCCTTCAGCAGCTCTTCCTGCGAGCGGAACTTGCCCAACAGCAGCTCTTGCTCTTCCTGCTGCGCACCGGTCTCACCGGTTGGCTCTAGCTCGCCTCCCTCCTCCTGCTCAAGCAGAAACTGCTGCGCCAGTTCTTCCTGGCCTGGTGCCACCAAGCCTTCCGGTGAAACATCACTGCGGATGTCCATTACCGGGGCGGGGCTGTAAATGGAGTCGGTCATGCTTGAGCGAGTTGTTCAGATGGTGCTTGTTGGGCACTGGCCATCTCCTGCTCGATCGCAGCAGCGTTGGCCAGCTTCTGTGGATCAGCCATGCCTGCCGCAATCGCTTGCTGCGCCATGGCCATCTGCTGTGCCTGCTGCTGTTCTGCAGCAAGCTCTTCCTCTGTCTTGACCAAGCCAATGATGTCGAGGCCCATAGCTGCCGCCAAGCGCTTAATCAGCTCAGAGCTATTCACGTAGGTGGTAATACCCTCAGGGCCTAGTGTTTGCTGCAGGATGGTCATGAACCGTGCGGTTTGCTCTAAATCATTCCCTCGGCCAACTGCAGCCAGGCCCACCGAGACCACAGGCTGAACAAGGCCTTCTGGCAGCTGCTTCATCCCTCCCTTCCTCATAAAGAGATCCAGCTTGCGAGCGATGTAGGGAGCCTGCAGCTCAACTGTCAGCTGGGCATAAATGGATCCAAGGGACTGCTCGAGCTGAAGTGCCTGCAAGCGGACTTCTTCGGCTGTCACTCTTTCTGCATCGCGCATGTCGGCGAGCATGAAGGCCTGCGCCAGTCGCATCTCGATGCGCTGCAGTCCAGTCAGAGCAACATTCAGATCGTTGCCCTTCTGCACCTGAACAGTGAACACGTCGTCAGGGTTGCCGGGCAGGTAGGCGCCGTTGGGAGCCTCTGCAAGCTGCTTTGCATTCACCACCGCCGATGGCTTCACCAAGTGGCGCACCTGCGCTGACACCAGCGAACCCTCTGCAATCGCCTGGTTCAGCGCCTCGGCCGTCTGCAGATCGGCGATGCAGGCCGACTCCACATAGCCCGGGCCATAGTCAGCCCCATCCACCCGGATCATGCGCAACGGCAGCCAGGGGGAGGCGCTAGCGCGAGCGCTTCCCCTGGTGCCGGGCACCTCCTTGCCCTTGATCTCCTGGTGCCACTCAACGCGCCCGTCCTCCCACCGGATCCATGTGTAGACCTTCACGGTCTTCTGCACCTCTGACAGCGGGCTGGCCTCGACGATCCCCTTCAGTTCCTGGTCTTCATCGTCCTCGAGCTCAGCCTTCAAATCAGGCGGCAGGCTCTCCACAGCGAGCTCTTCACAGACCGCAGCCTCCTGCGGGTTGCCCATCGGGTCCCGTGACACCGCAAAACGGTTTAGGTGGTAGCACTTCAGGCCGTCTTCGGAGATGTAGAGAAGCACGTTGCCTGCAACAAGCAAGTGCATCAACGCTTCGTGCATCGCCACACGATCGTTAGATGCTTCGATGCTGCGGAGCACCGATCGCTCAAGTCGAGCCAAGCCAAGCTCAATCTCGCTTTTTGCCTTGGCAATCTGATCGCGCGTTAGCCCCATCTGCATCATCTGCTCTTCCTGCTTCTGCATCTCCACGTCGTCGATCGTGAAGCGAAAGAAGCTCTGCGTAGGGGGCAGGATTGCAAGGAGAAGACGACTGGCGAGGTTGTGAACACCCCTGGCGCCCACGCCGTTCCAAGGCAAAGGGAACGCCTCTTGATGATGAGCGGTGGGCTCTGACGTGTTGGGGATGAGGTATGGCACGGTCAACCGGCTTGCTTGCCGTGCCCGGTCCAGATACCAATCCCTGCCATTGCCGACCAGGCGGCGATAGGTCTGTTCGGCGTTCATGGCATCAAGCGGCAATGTTCAAACCAGCGCCAGCAGACGAGGCTGCAGCGGGGCTGATGGTCAATGCGTTGCGGTTGGGCTTGCGACGGGGCGCGATTGCGCTGGTGGTCTTGGCACCAGCCGCTGGTGCGTTCTGAGACGTGACCACCGCATAAGCACCTTGCGGGCCCTGCAGTGCCTGCTGTTGCTGCTGCAAGTTTGAGATCGCAGTCGTTAGAGCGTTGATCTCATCCAAGAAGCCGCTGGTGTCAGTCTGATTTGTGACCGTCTGCTGATTGATGGAGTCGATCAGCGTCTGGTTCTGTGCATTAACCGAATCAATCCACTGCTGGATTTGCAGCATCTCGCCGGTCGTCCCGGCCTTGTAGTTGTTATAGAAACCAGAGCTCACCCATGGAGCACTTGCAGCAGCTTGCTTGATCGCTGCGTCGCTTACACCAACGCTTTGCAGGTATTTGGCATCTTGCATACCCAGTCCAGCGCCACCCCTGGAGGCAGGGTCATAGCTGGCGGCAGCCTGATCAAAGACGTTCTGGACCCGCCCACCGACAGCCGCACCGCTGTTGGTGATCGCCTTGGCCGCAGCGGTCGCGTCGCCAGCGATCTTGAGGATCTGGTTGTACTCCCTTTGATTGACCTTGGGGCCAGCCGCGGCGACGGCCTGTTTCACGGCCTGGCGTTGCTGCTGAGGCGTTGGCGCAGGGGCCTCCTTGTTGTTCTTCTTGGCTGCCATTGGTGTTGTCCTCAGGTAATAGAAAGGCCGGCGCCAGCTGCCGAACCGCTGGCCGTTACACGGTCGACACGCAATGCCCCGCGCCCACGGCGGCGGGCACTGGTGTCCTCACGATCTCGACCAACGGTGGGGGGCTTGGCCGATTCTTCCGGCGGCGGCGGCCCCATGAGCGCTGACATCCGCATGGCCTGCTCAGAAAGAGCTGACTGATTGCTCGCCATCTCGAGCTTGAGATCACGGACTTGCTGAACGGCATTGGCCAAGTCCTTGTCGCTCTGCTGCAGATTCATTTGCGCCAATGCCAGCGGCGCATTGGGCGACTGCATCTGCATCACCGCCTGAGTCATCATCCGCTGCGCCGCTTTTGCGGCAGCCAGCTTTGGCTGCTTGATCTTCGCTGGCTTCGGATCAGGAGCCTTGGGAGCACCGCCACACATCAGAATCCCTCCATGTCGAGGCAGTCAGCCTCCTGTTCCTCGTAAGCGTTTCTGAGAAAGCGCACGACAGAGACCTGTCCGCACTTCAGCCAGACCTGGCGGTCGGTGGCATCTGGGTCCACCATCCGATCAGGGAAATGGGCCTCCAGCCACGTCAGCAGCTCAGGCGTGAGTCTGGGCTTTTGCACAGCTAGAGGTCATCTATGGTCAGGCTACCGGCGGGGTCCACAGGATCGGAATACCCCTCTCGAAGTCGTATTCACCTCTGCGCAGTATCCGAGCGCATCTGGCCTGAACGAGGGCATAGTGCTCAGTCAGTTCAGCTTTCCTGTAGGCCTCGAGGACCTTCCCCCACATCTGCACTGGTGAGTGGCACTGCGCAAGGAGTTTCTGGGCAGTCACCGGTCCGTATTTAGGACAGCCTGGATAGTTGTCACTGGCGTCACCGGTCAGAGCCTGAGCAAAGAAAGCGCGATCAGCGTCCGACTCGCTCACCACGATCAGCTCGCCAGAACGCAAATGCTCGCCCGGGATGGTGAGCATGTCCTTGTCCTCGCTGACGATTACATCCCCGGGCTCGTAGCTGATACCCAAGGCGTCATCGCCTTCCACCTCAGGAAACCGCGCGATGTCCCAGCCCCTGGCCGCGGCTGTCGTCATCACCCAGTCGATCAGCGCGCTGTAGCCGGCCGGTCTGCGCAGCTTGCGGCGGTTCTCCTTGTATTGGGGCCACAGGCCTTTGCGGAAGGTGGTGCGGTCACCGAAGACCAGCACCGGCTGGTAGCCCATCAGCGTGGACATGAACTCAGCCATGCGGTCCTCAAAGGCAGCTCTGGCGTCGTCATGACGACAGACGTAGGTCCAGCAGTCGTTGCCCCAGTCGGCCTCCTGCTCAGAACCTGCAGCGCATCGGTAGAGGAAGTACTCGGTGTCGATTAGAGCCTTCACAGCCCTGCCTCCTGCATGTCGCGCTCAACCAGCTCCTTCAACCGCTCCTGGTAAAGGCCGGTGTAGGTGCTGCAGGTGCGGCCCGATTGCTGATAGAGCCACTCGAGGTAGTCCTGCCGCCGCTGTTCGATCTTGGGGTCAGTCATTGTGATTAGTGAAGGTGGCTACTGGGCTTCAAGCTCATTTGCCAAGGCGTGCAAGGCATCACGCGAAAAGTTCACGCCAAGACTATGCGGCGCGGCAGGTTCAATTCGTCCATCCCACTGCACAAGTACAAGCCGATCCGCAGCAGCTCGCAAGGCGGCGGCGATGGCGGGCAAATAGTGCCACTCCTCGGGCTTGCCGCTGGCTGCTTTGTTGAAAGCCCAGAACACTTCCTGGGCGGCGGGTGAAAGTTCAGGCATTAGCCGTCCAGCTCTTTTACAAGTGTTTTGAGCGCTTTGTACTGCCCCCACGTCAAGCCAAAGCGCTGCTCGCCTTGGCTGTTGAGGATGACATCAAAGCCCTCACCGTTGTGCCACATAGATATTTCCATGAAGTCGTCGCCCTTGGTGGTTGCGTCATAGTCCGCCAAGGAAACGAACGCTCCTTCGAGCTTGTAACGCTCAATCTTCTTGGTTAATTTTTTGTCCGACATAGAAGTGGAAGCGGCTTGTGGGCTTGGCTGAACTATCTGGAATTTCCGGAAGGTTCGTGATCGGGTAGTTGTTCAAGGGCGCGGCGGATGGTGTCGGTGATCTCTGGAATCACAACGTTCATCTTTTCGATTACGAGCAGCATCTCCAGGGCGATGCTGTTAAGCGACGGAGACTTGGGACGTCGAGCGACGAGCAGATCGACAGGCAAGTCTGGATAGTCGGGCGCAAAATCGCATAGCCAATCGCAGCACGCCTCCAGTTCTTGGTCTGCGCCCCATTGAGCGGCGCGGGTGGCCATGTACTCAGTAAGCGGAGTTGGGTCCATAAGGAGCGCTCGGTCTTTTGCCCACTCGTAGACCAGCTCCGGAGGCGGGGAGATAGGTTCAGCCATTGGCGGTCTCTCTAATGAGTCGATCGGCCACCTCGTTGATGGCCAGGTGGCAGATGCGGGCCTGACCCTCATCGGGCGCCCAGGTGCGGATGCGCTGGCTGATCTCATGCACCACCGCCTTCATCCGCCTGCGGTCGTCAATGCTGTATTCCCCCAGGCTCCAGTAGAGCTCAGTCAATTCATTGAGAAGGGTCATTTCAGAATCTCCACAGTGGCCGTAGGCCAACGGTTGCTGGCGTACTTGAGAGCATGTTTCTGCGTCTCGGCCATCAGGCTGACCTTCATGGGCTTTGCCTTCTGGAAATAGATCAACAGGCGATACTCCCTGGTTCTTGCGTTGGGCTGGGGGCGGCTGATGCCATCACCCAGGTTTGGCTCCTCCTCCGCGGGGAAAAGCGCCTCCAGAGCTGTCTTAATGCGGTCGCGGTTACTCATGCTGGGCCTCCAGGATGTGCTGGATGCCACGGATGTAGCCATCCCAATAGCTCACGCGATGATGGGCGCCGTCCTTTGTCGCTTCGTTATACTGGCCATAAGCCATCACCAGCAAGCGCTTTACAGTGCCGACCGTCGCATCAATCTGGCCGCCATCATTGGCTGGCTCGTATGTTTCTGGTGTCATAAATCCTCGTGGTTTTTGGAGTGCTGCCGCTGTGCCAGAGCACGCTGCAGCTGTTGTCGTAAATCGTGGTGATCGTTCCCTCTTTCCAGCCAGCCGCGGTGTAGAACCTGACCCGCTGTCCTTTCTTTAGTTCAGACCATTTCACAGCGGCTTCCGATGATGCGTGCGGTGATACGCCTCCATGTCCCTGTAGTTCATTTCCATAAACTCAGAGTGCTCTTCAAGGAAGTCGCGGCTAGGGAGAATCGGCTCGCGTGCATTGATGTTGAACTGCATCACTGACCATTTCCCCGTGAGAAGGCCCCTCTCCAGAATCGAGCGCAACTGTGCTTTGTTGATCAGTGGCTCCATTGGCGTCTAGCTCGGCAAGAAACATCAAGTAGTCGGCCCATTTCTTTGGTGTTAGGCCAGGCCCCTCATCCGCCGGTGGCGGCAGGCAGGGCAACTCTTCGGTCATAAAAGGCACGTAAGCGTCTCCGTTTTGTGGGTCGGGTGGGGCCGCTACCGATTGAGGTGCGCTCGGCAGCAGGCGCAGTTGTTCGCCAGTTGGGCGACACATCGCAGGAAGATCAGAACGGAACCCCCAGCTGCGATTCGCCAGGCCGTTCTCGGACCGATAGAGAGGCACCATCAACTCCTTCCATGTCGGGTAGCGCAGGAAGTCCTGGCCACCGGTGCTCTGAAGCCACTGCTCTGCAGCCCAAAGGAACTGCGGATCTGTGACCTCAGGAAACTCAGAGGTGAAGGAGACGTACTTCAGCTGACAAATGTGAGGGGACCAGCGATCGGACTCCTTGATTCGCAGCTGCGCCGCAACCATCTCGGCTACAGCCAAGAAGGTTTCGATGCTCAGGCAGCTCTGCTGTTCCATGCCGCAATCGCCTCCTGCATTGCACCGCTCTTAGGCGCCAGGCCCTCCTCCGCTGGGGGCGCAACATCCCGCATGTAGTCGGGGTTCAGAGCCTGCCAACCGGACTCAACGCCGGCCCTGGCCAGCAGCACTTGCTTCCATTTGGGAAGCGATGCCACTCGGTCGACGTTCTGAAGCCAGGCACGCTGGGTCCACACAGCCTTATTGCCGTGTTTGCTGTGCCTGCTCACGTTCCACCACTCGACCAGCAGTGGCTGAGCCTCAGCGCAAACATTCACCAGGCGGTCGTCATTCAGGCTGGCCACGTAGCGGCTGGGTCGCTTGCGCGGCCGCTCGTCAGCTAGCTCAACCACCGGCGTCTGCACCGCCTCGATGTAGCCGGCAGCGCGGCCGGCAAAGACGGCAACGCGCTCAAGGGTCTGGAAGGTCTTTCCGCAGCCACGGCAGAGCCGGATGCGGCGGTCGTATTCAGGAGACGATCGCGTCTCAGTCACCCGCGAATCAGGGTGATCGCAATGCGGGCAGTTCATTTGAAGATCACAGTTAGAAGAATCGATTGCTCCTTGGTTGGCTTCTGTTCCCACTCGAGCTCCATGCGGTGAAGGACAGTCACGCGGTCATCCACCCAGCAGCCGGCCCAGGGCGGCGTGGCGTCCGGGTCAGGCAGGCCCGCATCCATCACGGCGCCGCTGAGGTTGTCGAGATCGCTGCGGCCGGGCCCCATGAACTTCATCTGCAGGCACACCAGCTCGCCCTTCTGAAGGGGCGGGCGTGTCCACCACTCGGCCAGGATTGAGCGGACATTGCGGGTCCACTCGCGGTATTTGGTGTCGGTGTAGGGCCTGCCCTTGACCAGGAAGCGAGGCCTGGCCTTGGGCTGCAGCGGCACCGGCAGCAGCACGTCCATGCGGCCCATCAGAAGGGGATGTCCTCTGCAAGCAGGGCAGGTGTTTCGGCCTGGACCTCTGCAGCACGGGCCCGCAGCTGGGCGGCGAAGCTCTGAGGCTCTTCTTCCTTCTCGAACGCGGACTGGGCGCCCGGCGTCGACACCACGTAGCCGTCCTCTTCCTCGAAGGGGTCGACATCACGGCCGGCGTATTCGACCAGCTCGAGCACCTGGATCTGCTCAAGCTCGAGGCTCATGCCCTTGGCTCCGGCCATGTCCCAGCCCCAGGGGCTGAAGGCCACTTTGATCTTGCTGCCGTTGCCGATCAGGGTTTCAGGCGGCCACAGGTTCTTTTTGCTGTCGACGACCAGCGGCGGGCTTTTGATCTGCCCCTTGGCGGTCAGCTCCTTGCGCTTGAAGCGGAACTCGACTTTCCCGGTCGGCGCCTCACGGCCCTTCTCATCCCGCACGGTCTGCTCGGCGAAGGGCCAGCCATGGCGAGACACTTTCGCCTTGGGGCCATGGAACTCCTCAAAGCATTTCTCGAGTCGCTCAGTGAAGGCGATGGTGGCTGGGTCGCTGGGGTCAAGCACCAGAGACACGGACCAGGCCTTCGGGTTGTCCTCAAAGGCGGTGGGCTCACCCAGGACCTTGGCCCACAGGGCCTCACCCCTAGGGCTAACGATCAGCTCGCGCGGCATTTGCTGTGCACATGTGGAACACATCGGGAACGTAGTGCCCTAGGTCTGCTATCGCAAGACCCCTAGGGCGAGTCTCTTTAGCCTCAGCGCGAGATCAGCTGAAGCAGTAGGGGTTCTGGCCGATCTCGCCCTCGCAAAGATCCCCGACAAACGGCGGCGTACCTAGGGCCACGCCTGCGTTTCTGCCAACTTCAACACGGATTTCCGCGAGCCAATCAGTGGCATACAGCGCTCGCAGCTCGCCATGCAAGGTGTGATGCAACCAATCCGCCCGGGCCGGCAGTGTTGCGAAGCAGTCATGGTTCGTCAGCACCGGCGTCCCGATAGATGCACATCTGAGAACTAAGGCGTGACAAAAGGCCGCGTCGAACGTGTGGATGGCGTTGGCCGTGATGCCCCGGCTGGTGGCCCTGGCGCTTAGCTCTGCCTCCTCGTAAACCGCGTCAAATCGGCGCCAGCGCCGGCTGCCGTTGATCGCCGTGCTGACCTTCTGCGTCTCCTCCACCGGGCGCCCCAGGGACACGGGGAAGCCCATGGGGCTGAGCCAGCGGATCGGCTGCTGCTGCTTCATGCAGCGACGGCTCACATCCCTGAGCCACGCCTCCATAGCAATGCAGCTGCCAAGCTCAGCGCCGATCACCAGCTGCAGCTTCCTGGCCAGGTACTGCGCTGGCTTGGTGTACTCCCGCTGCCAGTAGCTGACGCGAACGTCCGGGTTCTTCTCCTGGAGGTAGGCCACCAGCTGCTCGACCAGCCCGTAGCGCTGCGCCCCATAAACCGTCGTCATCACGGGCCCCTTGACCAGCGAGCGGTCGATGCTGTGCTTCAGCCACAGCTCGGCCTGGCGGCGGTCCCGCAGATCAAGGCTGTCGAGATCGGCACGCAGCAGCTGCAGCAGGCGCTCAGCGACATGGGCGTAGACGTCGGCGCGGGTGTCGCCGATGAGGTTGGTGAGCCGGGCCAGATGGCGGTCGCGCACCAGGGCCGAGATGATCCCCAGCCCGCTGCAGGTCTGGTCAAAGCGAATCGGCACACCGCTGGCCTTCACCCCTTCGAGGTAGAGAGCGATGGCCCGGGCCAGCTGCAGAAATTGCCACGGGTCTTTGGCGCTCTTCCATAGATCAAGCTGATCGAGGGGGGCCGCGGCCACGGCCTGGATCAGCTGCAGGTTGTCCCGGCCCCAAGCCTCCCTCTCCTCCCAGCTGGCGCGGCTCAGCCCGTAGTGCCCGGCCGCGGCCATGAGCATCTGCCGGAAGGCGTCGTCGTCCACAGGCTCCTCCTGGGCAAAGGAGATCAGCGCTTTCTGGTGATCTGGGCCTTGATGGCCAGCGATTCGGCTGCAGCAATAGAGGCGTCCCCGGAAATCAAAGTCGTGCTCAAGCCAGATCGGGTAGGCGCCCACCTCCTCGGCCTGGCGAATCGACTCCTCAATCCGCTGGCGCATCGCAGCACCTGCGTGCGCGTCGGAAGCCTTAAAGGGGTCCCGCTGCACCGGGAACAGATCAGGCAGGTTCGCGTCCCACGCCTGACGCTGCTGTTCAACCATCCATGGGTCGATCTGGATCTGCTGCTGCTCAACGGTGTTCACCACCTCAAGCGCGGTCTTCACCGACTTGGCCGTGATGTGGCTCAGATCCATCGGCTTGCGACTGGTTACAAGCGCCTTCGTGCCGCGAACAACATCCGTCCAGGGCTCAGGTGGCAGAAGGGATGGAATCATCCGTACTGGTAGCGGCCGGGGCGGGTTGAGCCCGACCACCTCCAGCGCGTCTTCTGTTGGCTCAACCAGGGGCACCCGATCGTTGGTGAACCGGATCAGCGTGGTGTTGGCAGCAATGACCTCCAGCAACAGCTGGCCCAGCTCGCGGCGCTCTTTTTGCGTCCAGCCGCTGGGGTCCACGTAGAGCTCATTGAGGATGCGGTGGTCAACCGCCTTGCGTCCGAACTTCCGCTTGAGCGTGTTGAGCAGCACCACGCCCTTCTGCTGGTAAAGCCGGGTGGCCTTGTGCTCGTCTTGCAGCGCCCGGCCGATGCTTTTGGCCAGATCACTGCGCCGCGGCCGCCGGCTGATCCCATCGATCACAACGCCCAAGGCGATTGCCGCAATCGACCGCGGGCCTCGATCGCAGAAGTGCAACAGAAGCGGCCATGCCCCCAGGTGCTTGCCCCCCATGTGGGGGTTCTCCAGCAGCCGGGTGAGCATCGCGTCCAGCGCCACGTTCACCGTCTCGCCATAGAGGCGAAATAGGGCCGCCCCGTAACTCGTAGCGCTCTCCCGACCTTGAGCAATCAGCTGGCGGTGGCAAGCCCCGGTCCGCTCAATCGCGCGAGCTTCTTCCCTTTTCTGTCTCTGCCGATGCAGCAATTCCACAGGTGTGGATGCGCTTTTTTGGGTGTCCAACGTGCAGAGACTGGTGCTTTCAGCAGTAATTCCACCTCACCTGTGCACTGCATTTCCAGGGTCAGTGGACCAGCCTCTGGGGCTGGATTTTTCGAGTGCTCTGCACAGGTGCATGTGTGCGCAGCGCTTTTTAAGTCCGCTGCGTATGCCAATTCCGCCATGCTCCCCCGTTGCGCTGCAAGGGATCTCAAGGATTCCAAGCAGAGCCACCGTCGGCAGACTGCGGATTTTGTCCGCAGAAAAACTCATCCGGTGGACGCAGGCACATTACAAGCGGCGCGGCCCTGCAGCTGCTCGAGCAGCAGCCGGTAGCGACGGGCGGCGGCCAAGGCTTCGGCCGCGACCTCGAACGGATCAGCGCCGGACTCTGCCAGCTCACGTTTGAGTTGCCGAACCTCCCTCTGTGCGGTGGTCATGATGACCTCCACGAACATCTGCGCAGACTGTAACTATCCGTTGCAGTTGCAGTTGCAGTAAATACCATCTGTACACATGTGCGCCGCAGCCAACAACAAGGCCTCGGGTCGGTGTGATTTGATCTGGCGCGATACTGAAGCCAGACACCGCCATTGCGAGCCATGGCCGAGAGCGATCTCCCCCAGCAGCTTCAGGAACTGCATGAATCCGTCGTTCGCACGATCAAGAGCCGTGTCGAGCTCGGCGGCGAACCGGAAGATCTGCGACTGGCCCTGCAGCTGCTCAAGCAAAACTCCATCACCGCCAGCCTTGCGGAAGCTGATACCCAGGCCCTGAAAAGCCGAATGGCTGGCAAGCTCGATTTCTCCACCCTGCAAGAAAAGGTGGTGCCGATCAGACCGCCCCAACAGCCGGACGCTTCACGCCGCCCCACGCCCGGCCGCGAGCAGTCGGCCTAAAGCCAAGGGCCAGCTGGTCGATACTGGCTCCTGCTTCATCTAGGAACGCTTGCCGCGCCATCTCCTCGAGCTCTTCCTGACGGGTGGCCTGGGCCTTGCGCTGATCCTGGGCAGCGGCCTCAGTGAAGAACTGCAGCGCCAGCGCCAACGCGTCAATCCGGTCGTCGTGCACCAGGGCCCCGCGCTCGGTCGTGATGCGGCTCAGCTGGTACATCAGTGAGCGCTGGTGGCCGTTGTCTGCGTTGCGCTCGGCCTCCCGGTAGTCCTTCCGCACCAGCTCGCTGCTGATCACCAGCCGGTGTTGCTGCACGATCGGGGCGATCACATCCACGATGCGCCGCTCTTTCTGCATCGACACCTTGATCGGCTCGATTGGGTTGGGGTGCACGCGGTTCATGACCGGTGCCAGCAGGGCCTCGAACATGCCGTCGCCAAAGTTGCTCTCCACCACGGTCTGGTTCACGCCCCAGCGGCGGGCCCGGTCAGCCAGCAGCCGCAGCACCTCCTCCGCGTAGCCCTGGGTGGTGCCGCCGCTCTCCAGCACAAACAGGTTGCCGTTGAGCTCGGCCACCACCGCCCAGGCCAGCTCATCAGCACCGCGGCCTGATGGGTCGATCGACAACACGCAGCGCCACGTCTCCTGCTGCGATACCCAGCCCTGGGTGAGCATCGGCCGGTGGTAGTAGCGATCGGCGCCAAGTCCCACGCACACCAGGTCCTGAATGCGCTGGTCGGGCCCTGACGCCCAGCTCACCACTTCAGGCAATGCTTTGCCGTCGAGGTCCATCACGATCAGATCGCCGAGTCGGATCGGGTAGCGATCGAGGGTCGACAGCCGGCAGTTCAGCTGGAACTGCAGCTGCACCGATGCCCGGGTCATGGACATCTCGCGCCGCAGCAGCTCGTCATGCCCGAAGCGCTCAGGGTCGGTCGGCTCCCCAGCCCTGCTGCCGTCTTCTTCCACCTCCGCTGCAATCAGCGGATCGAGGCAGCCCTCGTAGCAATCCCACTCGTCTTCCTGGCCTGGGTTTGGGTACCGCGCCGGCCAGAACCGCTGCTGATAGTTCCTCTCCCTTCTCATTCGCAGGTAGAGGCTTGACTCCAGGTGCGGGGTGCCCAGGAAGATCGTCTGCTTTGGCAGTTCCCCCTCCACCTCCGGCTTCCTGATTGCCTCCAACTCGGTGATGGCCGCGGCCAGTCGCTCCTGCTTGAGGGGAGTGATGGAGTTGGCCAACGTCTCGATGTCGTCGGCGATCGCGCAGGTACAGCGCTTGCCAGTGAGCGATGGGGACAGGATTCCTACAGCGCGGACACTCGGGCTCTGATCAACGATCGCCGGCCCCACGTCCCATGCCTGCACCGAGCTGCGGCCATCGGTCTCAGGTTGCAGGCATTGGAGGATGTCGATGTCGCGCACCAGGCGCAGCATCCAGTTGCTGATCTCCACCGCCTTGTCGGCCGTGGCGCCGACTAGCAGGATCTTCTCCCGGAAGGGGTCGCGCCGCAGTCGCCACAGCGCATAGATGCCGGTAAGCGTGGACTTCCCGCAGCCCCGATAGGCCGTGATGATCTGGCGGTCCGGGCCGCCCTCGAGGTAGCGCAGGATCCCCAGCTGCTGCTTGGTCGGCGTGTCCGCCAAGTTCAGCTCGCGCAGGATGTAACAGGCGAAATGAGCCAGCGGCTCCAGCGGCTCAGGAAGTGGCTCCCAGTTCATCCCTGCTGTTCCTGCTGCATTGCCTGCAAGGCCCGCATGAGCTGCGGGCGCTTGTCTTCCACCAGGTGCATGGATGACACGGTGCAGCTGACTGCATACCGGCCCTGCTGCAAACGCACCCGGCAGGCGCCGTCGTCAAGCGATTCCACCGTCATCCACGGTTCCATCACTCAGCCTCAAAAGCCTCATTCACATCAGCGGTAGCCGGATCGTCGCCCTTGAATTCGCCCTTGCGATTGCGGGCCCGCTTGGTGGGCTTCAGCTCGCACTGCTCTTGCTCAGGCTCGCCCTGGGCCGCGACCACAACGGCTTCCTCTGGTGCGCTGCTGCCCACCAGTCCAAGGGCCAATCGCTCGGTGTTGGTCAGGTACGGCATTTGTGCACAGGTGAGTTGCACTCATTGTGCTGCAGATGCAAGGAAGCCCTCACCATTCCGAAGAACGATGAGGGCTTCCCCCAACAACCACAACTGCGGGGACAGCACCCCAGAGCTGCAGTCGCAGTCAGCACCACCTGTTACTGCTGGGGGAAGGTTAGGGCACTGGCTTCTTGCCTGTCACTGCGTTTCGCAATCGCTGCAAGACACCCCAGACAGCGGACAGTGCCAGCGCCCAGAAGACGACGATGAAGGACAGCGCCAGGGCGATCTGCCAGAAGGGTGCGATAGCGGCCAGAACCACTACGGCCGCGACAATCAACCAGCGCTGGCGGCGCTTGCGATGCAGTGCGGCCTGCTGCTGGGCCTCGAGCTGTTGCGAGCGGTGGTGCAGTGCTGCCAGCTGGCTATCGGTGAGCTGACAGAAGAGCTCGCTTTTGAAAACGGCCTCTACTTGAGCGGCATTGAGGTGGCTGATGCGGATCGGTTTCATCGGTGGTGGTTGTTGGGGTGAGCGGTCAGGCGTCCTCGAACTCACGCATGGCCAGGGTCTGCAGAGCAACGCTGCCGGTGGACCGGACCATCCATGGGTTGAGCCGGTAGTAGGTCTCGCCGGTCTTCGGGTCCTTGATGTGACGGACCAGGTGCTGCTTCTTCAGACGGGCGATGGCCGCCCGCGCTTCGTTGGGTGTGATCTGCAGCTGATTGGCCAGCGCATTGGCTGTGAGCCGCACCTTGCCGCTGTAGGTGTCCGTGCCGGAGATCAGAGCAAAGATCACCGACGCATCGCGGTGCATGAGCTCCCTGCTGGCAAAGAGCTCCATGAGCCGGTCGATGTCCGTGAGTTGAACCATGACGAACGACGGTTTGCTGGTGGTGGTCATTGGGGGTTGCCGGGACCTAGCCCCTAGGCCCCATAGACCGGCAGTTCACTCCTAGGTAGTACCTAGGTGGTACTAGACGCTGAGAACCCAGTCCCTGACTGGAAGTGGAAAACAGCCCTGTCATACCAAGGGATCTGCCGGGTGGAGTATGTGCGTCGATGCACAGGTGCACACTAAACACCTACTGCGCCCCTAGGCACCTACTCCGATCCCTCTGGATCTCTATTCCGCGGGCAGAGGAAACCCTCGGAACAGAACGCGGAATCCTGACCCACTGTGGCAATTCGCCGCCTGTCCCCTCCACAACACCTACCTGCCTACCCCCACATCGCGGCTCATCGCCCCACTGGGTCCCACCTCTGCACACGTCAAACCACCCCTCCCATTTCTGGGACCTTGTGCAAATAGCCGCCCCCCATTTCGGGTCGCGCGATTCGATGCCCCCTGTTTTCGGGTCGCGCGATCTGATGGCGGGGCTGAAGCGCGTGCAGTCCGCATTCCCCCCATGCCCCCCTGCTTGCCCCCTGCGGCCCGCTGAGGCCAGGCCGTGGCAGAGGAGGGCGGGCTGCGCCCTGCAGGGGCCCTGCTGGGGCTGCTGGCGGCCTCTGGCGTGGCCGCTGCAGCCGGGCCCAGCT